ATTAGACTGAAAGGGGCGGTTGCCCGCCCCAAGCAGCATTAGTTATTTAGCCTTCAAGGATCCAGGCTGTCCCAGCCGATCCGTTCGATTGCGTGCTGTTGATGTGAAGTCTATACCAAGGCCAACTACCACCAGTTGAGGGCAGATGAGTCTCAGCGAGTACGCCTGCAGCAGTAAGGTCACCAGTAGATGTCTGTACGTTGATGTCTTTAAGAGTGGCAAAATTGATGCCATCGACACTGCCCTGTAAGCTAAAGACAGTGCCGGCGCTACCAGCTGCAGTAGCCGCAACAACTAGGGTGAGCGGAGTACCCTTAGGTACGCTGAACTTAGCCCCAGCATAGTCGTCATCATTAGCCACTACGGTGACGGAAGTCCGTACAGCTCTATCATTAATGGTCTTAAGTGCGAAGTTTAATGTGCTAACAGCCATTTATCTATACTCCTTTATGCGAACTTGAATACAGCATGTGTTTTAGGCAGGCTGACTTCGAGTCCAGTTTCGGTTGTGATCAGGTCTTGGCGACCATCGACATCGTTATCTTGAATGTTGGTCTTGATGAATGTGTCGCGGTTCTCACCATTGCCAATGAGCGGTCGAATAGCTACGTTGCTAAGATCAACTGCAACGCAGTAATCTTCGTACCCATTGCGAAGGAACGGTTCCTGCACAAGCGAGAGCTGGCCAAAGATAGTATCGACGTTAGTGATACGATGGCCAAATTTGCCCTGTACATTCTGAATGTCAAAGTTATAAGCATCACTACCAGCAGTGTTATTGAGATAGGAGCCCTTACCAAGACGATTGAACCAATTGATCACCTTACGAGAAGCAAGCACCAACTTACGTCCGCTATTGCCACTTTCAGGCGCAAAGAAATCTTCCATGGCGGCAAGGAAACTGTCGTAGTTGGAAGAGGCATAGTTGAAGTTATAGACGTTACCATAAGCTTCAGTAAACGGCAAGATACCCCAAGTAAAGCGCTCCCCATTGGAGTTTACCATACCGGTCTGGAACAGCATAGCTTGCTCCATATCGGTCTTGTGCTCTTTGAGTTTTTCCTGCCATTGGCGAGTGTACTCATTCGCAACGCCACGATAGCGGGTAGCGCGAGCAGTGCCAGTCATCAACTCAATAGATGTTTTGAAGATCTGGCAATAACCCTCGGCATCCCATAATTCATCGTGCCAGCTCGGAGGAGCCCCAGTCCCTTCCGCAAACGCACTTCCAATAATCTGGATATAAGTTTGGGCGGTAAGGTTAGTGGAAGTAGGAACCGCAAAAGTCTTGCCAGCATAAGTGTTTACGGCAGCGCCGCCAACGCTAGCAGGAGACTTAAGTGTTAGTTTAGTTACAAGTGCTGCGGATGCGAACGCATTCCCTGCTGGGGCGTTACCTACGGTATCTTTATCCACAGCATCAATGATGAAGTTGCACATAGTGCCATCAGTAGCGCGCATAGTAACCATTTGGTTAGGCAAAAAGTACTCAGGAGCTCTGTCGAAGTTGTTAGTTGAATCAGCAGATGCAGTAATAACAAAATCAGAACCCTTAGTGTACTTTTCTCTACCGTACTTGTCGTAAGGAGACACAACGTATACCGTCCATATGCCAGCAGGATTAGGGCTTGCCCCGTTCTCGTAGCCAACAACAACGCCATAACGACGCTGCCACTGGTGACGCTGTTCCATAAACTTGAAAATAGGGTCGTCAGTAGGTTTACGGGCGAGCTTAGTCAAGTAGGAGAAGAAAGGAGACTCAGTAGGAGCAAGCTCCGCAATGCGTTCCCCAAAGTTATATAGCCGACGACGACTGTTAATGCTTACGCCATTAAGAGCATCATTGGCTGAGTTGAATTCGTTACTGACAAATGCGCCAGTCGCGGTTGTTAAAATAGCCATTTAATATTCCTCTGTTATATTTCTTTTTACCAGTCGTTGTTCTTGGTCTCTAGTCTGAGCATACTTTCCATGATTGTATCCTCTTCCTTTCTTGCTTGAGAGCCTTGCCCCTGAGGGAGGGCTCCGGGAGGAGGTGGAAAGTTAGCGGCCGCCATGGACTGGCTAAATGACGGCGTTGGTTGAGCGGCAGGAGCTTTCTGCGGTACCCCCTTAGAAGCTTGGTACATCTTGAACATGTTCTCGATGGTTAGGCTTTCAGGGGAAGATGCAAAGGCGATGAACTCGTCAGCAGATTTCTGGTCGACGTTGAATTCCTTCATTACGTTTTCCCTAACCGTATTGACGTATCCATCCCACTGAGCTCTCTGTTGACGTGCTTGTTGCTCTTGTTGCTTTTCTTGTTCCATGCGGGCAATCTTTTCTTGGAACGACTCCTGGATATACTCAAGTTTAAGTGTATTGTATTCTTGGATATCCTCTTGCCATTGCTGGTATTGTGCCACAAACTTAGCTGACTCCGATTGGGGATTATTCATGGCCTCTTCGGGACTGTAACCATATGGTACTTGTGGTTTCTTAGGCGGATCAGGGAAGACAAACTCCTCCTGTTCCGGCTCGGCCTGCTGTTGTGCAGCTGCCTTAATTCTTTCATTTTCTGCCTTAACAGCAGCAAGCTCAGCTTCCTTCTTCATGGCCTCAGACTGCCAGTAATTGTATCTAATCTGGTCATTGTCTACGGGCTGTGTTTGAGGTTCAGCTTGAGGTGTTGCTTGCGTTTCAGGCTGTTCTTCCTGCGTGGAGGTATCAGGCTCATCCTGAGCTTCCCACGGGTCAGTCGTATCACCAAAGATCCTTTTGATTACGTCTTCGCTTGATTCTTGTTGTTCGATAGGCATGTGTTACCCCTTAGGAGCCGCTTTTCTGCGGGTGTCCTTAGCATTTTGTTTTTGTCGCGCAAGATCGTTACGCTCTTTATTCATTTTCTGTTCATCTTGTAATCTTTCACTAAACATTCTGCTTGAATGTTCAACAGACGTCTTAGTCTTACTAAGATCTGCATCAAATCTAGCCATAGAAGCCTCTTGTTTGGCATGCATTGCTTCGCGCTCTCTAGTCTGCAGATCACCAGAAACTTGCTTAAGCTGTCCCTGTAATTGCTGTACTTGCTGTTCAAGCTGGGCTATAGTATCCATTCTCTGCATTACACCCTCCTGGTCGAATATCTCAGTCTTCTTTAAGACTTCTTGTCTGTCTATTAGTCCCAACTTGTATGCCTCCATATAGAACTCTAATTGGGCAAAGCGATTAGAGGGGAGAGTCGATCCAGTAACAACAATAACGTCGTATTTACCGACAGCTATATTGTTGATGGTTTCCACTACTCTCCCATAATCGTCGTACATTCGTTTGTTCACCATGTACTCCGACATGCTGTTGTTAGGCTGTATAACCCTTACTATTTTTTCTGTAGTATAGAGCTTTTGCATCATAGCTATAACAACTTCGCCCATCCTCTTTAGGCCACTTTCTATATCCATGAGCTTACTTTTGATACGACGTTGACCAAACTCATCAAGTGATATGGTAGCCTTGTACGTCTGAGGGGCAGCCTGACTGTTCCCCATCATGAACTCGTACAATCCCATTTGATGGTCTATGTCGCTCTTGGCCACGGCCTCTTTTTGATAAAGCTCGCCTGGAAGAGGAGCTGGATGAACAACCTGAAACTCTCCAGCCTGCAAATCTGCTTCGATAATGCCAGACGGAGAAGCCCACTTATCTTCAAGTTCGCCAATATCTGCGGCACCAGTCTGTATAATCAACTTATTGGTAGTTGACGTTGTAGCATGTGCTATGATAAGACTGCGCGTCTTATTGATTTCTTCCTGCAGTGACCTGACCATCCTAACATCGCTGATAGGGTATGGGGTGCGGTTGTGCAGATTCATGAAGAATATCAACGGGTACTTGTCGATTTCCAAGATACCATCATATAATACAGTCTGGCCGATAATGATGACTTGCCTTATAACCGATTGCTTAATCTCTACTACGTTAATCTGCTCCATCTTTACGAGGTCAGCAAAGGTTATTGCTTGAACCTGCGGAGGAGGAGCGACTGGAGTCTCATACTGCACTGGCTCGCCTGTAGCGTTAGCCTGCTCCTGTGCCTGCATATTCATCTGCTGATCTTGCTGTTGCGCCATGGCTTGAGCCTGTTGCTGTGCCATCTGCAACGCTTGCTGAGCAGTCTGTTCGTTTGTATAAACCTGTCCGTCTATGATCCATGCTGGTCTCTTAAGATACTCTGTAAAACTGTCTTTATTGAGCATGTCCTCTATGCCAGTCGCCTTATCGAAGACTCTGTAGAAAGGCCTAATGACCTTCTGGAATCGTATGTACTTCCTTACATAATCACTGTCTTTGTTGATGGACATGATAGTCCCATCTTCAGGGAAGATCAACGCTTCAGTAGAGGCTAAAGACGTAACGGGCATATCACTCTGATTAGACGATTCTGCGCCCTCTATCAATGATATCTTGGTTGGGTACATATGCTTAAGTGCTTCTTTAGTAACAAGCTCAGATATGATGATATTCTGTGCATCATCACAGTATCTGTTCTTGCTTGTAGGGTCTATGTATATCGTGAGTGGATCGACGTCTACTATACAGATCTCACCCTTACCCATGTCTTTGGTAGGGTCTACATAAACATATGCAGCGCCCATACTTCTAACATAGTAATCGTCTATGATGGATCTCATCATACTGTCGCCATCGTTAAACTGCCATATATACTGCAATAGGCCGTTAATGGCCTGTGCTGTCTGGTTATCGCTATCTTCGCGTGGAGACACTCTAAAGCTCGGTCTGTTGGCAGTAAGCATAGCTTTAGCAGCCTCTACTGCCGGATGCACTCTATTGACTACGACGGGTGCCTGGCCCCTATCAAGAAGCTTCTGCATGTCTTCATCACGCCACTGCTTCCCGTATCTAAACTCAACGTCCTCCTGAACCATAGTTGCCCACTTATCTCTGACGTTGGAATAATCTTTGAATAGTTGCTCAGTCTCTTCGACTATCTTTGAGATCATAACTTAACCACTCTTTCTTTTGAGGCTTTTGACTCCTCATTAGTTTTAATAAGTTCCTGTAAAGCGTGTCTAACCATCTGATCTACAGACAACACGGTGCCTTGTGTCCCACCATGTTTCTTCATAACAGATAGTGTTGAGACTGCTGTTTGCAGTATTTGTATAACATTTTCAACTTTCATATTTATATAATATACTCCCAGCGCATATAAAAGCAAATACTATTTTCATTATTGAGCCATCCAGCTTACAGCTTTCCACTTTTTTACCTTATCGCCCTCAACGTACTCTCTGTCCTTGCAAGAAGTTGCACTATCTAATGCAAAATATATCGCATCCATAGTATCGTCATTTCTACCTGATGGATATGATAAGAACTCTTGTTGAGCTGCTATGTCTTGTGCCCTAAAGAAGAACTTGCCTCTTGCAAAACGAGGCACAAGACTAATAAGTCTTTCGCTCTTAGCACTACGCGGTTTAACACCAGCCTCTATGCCTGGGATATAAACGCCTCTTTCTTTCATAAGCGCTCTTACGCCAGTTCTAAGTGCTTCTTGATAACCTACAGTTTCTATCTTAGTCCTATGTGGCTTATACTTTATGTACATGTCAAGTATCTTAGCTGGCTGTAAGTCTGGCGATATCCTATCTCTGAACATGTCGATTAAATATGCGTTGTCATCTGCATCAACGGCTACTACTGCAATAACGAAGTAGTCACTATTCTTGCTAAGTGTACTTGCAGGATCTACGCCAAGATAGAGGTTTACTGGCTTAACTACCTCAGTATCAAGGAGCTTCTGCACCAGAACATGTTTATCACCCCTAAACTCAAAGTCAAAGTTATGCAGATGTATAAACTGTGGCTTAAACGGGGC